TCAGCTCTTGAGTATGGATCATTAATATCAAATCCTGTATAATCATTCTCTAAAAGAGCTTTACCAGAGAATCCAGTAATGTGATCTTCAAGAGCTTTAACTAATTCGATATTAGTAGCAGCAGCACCTGTTACTCCACCAATACCTGCAGCACCTAAAATAGTGTTCAAGTTAGATAGAATAGTACCACCAGTCATACCAGCAGAAGTTGATTGTCTAACATGGAAAATTGGCATACCATCGATACGAGATTGTCCGATGAATCCAAAAGAGATTCCATTAACAACAGCTGATGTACCACCAGCTACAAATGCAGGAACATTTGTATAATCAGACCATGTAGCACGTACCATCAAAGGAATGTTATTTCCTGTAGAAGTACCACCGGTTTTACCACCAGCATATACAAAGTCTAAGTAAGTTAGAACACCCATTGGACCAGGCATTGGTACTACTGGTACTAGGTCTAAACCTACTGTTTGAGCTGCAACTTGCATAGCAAGAGGCAACAATGTGTGAGCTTTATCACCAGAACCTTTGTCAGCGCCGTAGAAAGCATCTTGAGTACCCGGATCACCAGGGAAACGAGTAGCACCCATACCATTAACAGCACCTAAAACAGAGTATGAATTACTTTCGTAAAGTTCATGGTAATGACAGTATTTAGCCATCCATTCAACTCTATTACGTTCAGTAATACCCACTTCTGATTCCAAAATTGGAGCCCACTTTGCAAAAATTTCTTGTTCGTTTAACAAATACATTTTGTTTTGTGTTTTTTTGAGTTTTTATTTTAATTTTCCTTTGCTTTTGGCATCTTAGCAATAATCGGAAATATCTTACTATATATCAATGTTATCTCTTAAATCTTTGACGGAATCCAGCTTTAACTGATTCTAAATAAGCATCATTAGATTTATATTCAGAAGATTCATTAATTGGAGCATTTAAGTTTTCGTTTAGAGTATCAATTTTAACTCCTCTTAAATCTCTAGTTTCCCAGAAATTATCGATTTGATATTGAGATTCTAAAACTCTTGTAGATGCTTGAGCTTTAATTGCAGTCTTTTGAGATTCAGTTAATGAATTCCAAGAACTCAAAAATCTATTTGGCATATTCATCAACCAATCTAATTTTTTAGGAGCACTTACAAAACAAGATTCCCAAATTTTATTAGCATCAGCTGTACCATAATAACGATTTGTTTGGAAAGCATTAACAATTTTATCTTTCATTTCGTCATTAAGAGCATCAAATTCTCTACGTTTTGATTCACCAAGGAATTGGAAGAAGTGATATTTTTTATCAGTTTCTGTTTCCTTTTCTGTTTTAGCAGATTCAAGAATAGCATTCAATTGAGATGTAATATCTTTCTTAAATTCATCTTCTTCGTTTTCATTTACTACGATTGATTCAGAAATAGCTTTAACTTCTTTTGCCTTTTCAATGATGAAATCAGTTGATTTTTTAATATCTTCTACCGAAGCACCTTCATTGATTTGTTCAACTACATAATTCAAGTAGTTAGAAAGGTTTTCAGTGTTTTCTTTCAAGTATTCAGTGTATTTAATTACAGAATCAACCCCTTCAACGATATAATCGTTATGAGAAATAACTTTGTCTAATTGCTCATTAATATGAGATTGGTAATTCCAACGATTAGAAGTTTCTTCAGCAAGGTAGTTAGAGAAATCAATTACTTGAGAAGTTTTCTCAGCAACATAATTTGTATAGTTGATTCCTTCGTTTGCTTTTTCAGCAACCATTTTAGTATATTCAATTAAATGATCTACTGATTCAGCTAATTTTTCAGAGTAGTTAATTCCAACATTAGTTTTTTCACCTACCATTTCGGCATAGTCTTTAACTTTCTCTAAGTTTTCAATGATATAATCATTATGAGAAATTAGTCCATCGACATTTTCTGTTATACGATTAACATGTTCTTGAAGTCCATTAACTTTCTTAGCAATTGCTTCGGCATATTTAATTAGACCTTCATTGACGGATTTATCTTCCTTAGTTGAGGCAGCTTCAACAACCTTTTTAAGATTTTCAAATTCATTTTTTACGATCTTAGTGTACTGATTAAAGTCCTCAATGGAAATGTACTTTGTTGAATCCATTTGGTTTTCTTTTTTATTTTCGAGTTGTAAGTTATCTAAGTTTGTTTCCTTTTCTTCGTCTTCTTTAACAGCAAAACCGTTAAAAGACCAAAAATCGGGAACTTCAAAAAGTCCTAAATTATCATCATTATCAAAACCATAACTCTCATTTACTCTTTTTAATTCAGCATTTGAGAATCCAGGATTTGCAACTAAGTCATAAGTAAACATCTTTTTAATTTTTACGTGACCATTGCTTTCAACAACACCGGCAGCTCTACTTGAAATATGTAAAGGAATTCCTGCATCAACAAGAGCTCTTGCATTTTTTCCTGCATCAGTATTTAATAATCTAATACGACCAGTAACACATTTTTTGTTCTTGTCATATTCGATAGATTCAATTACATGGGATGCATTTTTTAGAGAAATATCGAAAGATTTAGGATGATCTAATTCACCAAGAAGTTTGTTTTGTTCAACAAGTTTCTTTAACTCATTGATGTGTGGCATAACCTCTTTCTCGTCATAAATACGATTATTATTGTTTTTTACGCCAATCTCGGTAAATGTCCCCTCTAAAACATATTTGTCTTCACCTTCATTAATAAGGTTAAGTTTGTTTTCCGATCTCTCTACAATTAGAAGAGTCTTATTGCTCATAATTCAGACTTTTATTTTTACTATATATCTACAATCTTATTTGTATTTTTGTCATTACATTGCTATCTCAGCAGCTTTCTTAGCAGCAGCAAGTTTTTCTTCGTCTTCCTGAGTTTTCATTTTCTTATTAGTTCTTAGGTCTTCAGAAGACATTCCTAAGAATCGTTGAATCAAGAATTCAGAAGCAAAGTACTTAACTTCATTCATATTAGCATCCATTTCAACAAGACCATCTTTCATAGCTGTTACGAAATCCAATCGTTTTTGAAGAATTTCGATTTCTTTCATTTCTTCAAAAATGTTATATTTGTGGAATTTAATACCTATTTGTGCTTTGAAAGAATCATCATCTTTTAATTCAGGGAAATCCAAACACATTTGTATCCAAAGTGGTTTAACGAGGATTTCTTGAAATACAGATCTAATACGAGTAATAAAACGACCAAATTTAATTTCATCTCTAGTCATACCTTCGGCATTCATCTCCCAACTTGGAGGTGATTCCATATCAAATCTAGATAGTGGAATTTTAGATACTTTAATTAACTTTTCTCTAAAGTATTTCAAAGCTTCTGTGTCAGAAAGATCTGGTCCGTCATTACCGATTGTTTCAATTGTCGGTTCTCCAGCTTCACCAGAAGGTAACCAATACTCTTTGTTGAATGGCATCATAGGTTTACCATTCACTTTTAATTCTCCTGATTCTGTATCAAAATCAATTTGTTCACGATAGTTTTGCATCAAAACTCCTAAAGACTGACGAGCCCTTGTTTTTGATTTACCACCAACAGGAATAACGAATTTTGTTTTGAATGAGGAGTTAACTGTTGCCCATATAACTCGAGAATGTTCCATAATTCTCAATAAGTTAAATGAACGTACCAAACGTTCTACATAAGAAACACGATTTGCCGTGTTAACGTTTGCATATGAAATGTATATGATTTGAGAATCGTAGAGTTTTCTTTCTTTTTGAACTTGACCTTTGAATTGGGTCCAAACTTTCTTACCCTCTTTATCAAGTCCAGGAGTTAAATTTATAGGATCGATTTCTTTGAAACCTATTATTCTTGTTTGTTCTTTGTTGTAAATAATTTCAAAAGCTAGGAATCCATCAACTAACCATTTTCTGAAATATGACCAAGCAGCTATATCGTTGTTGAAACCAAAGTATTGATAAATTCTCTTAAAGTTAGTTTCTAAAGCGATTTTTATAGCTTCAATTGTACCGGGTTCTAGTGTTTCGTCATCAAAAGCTAAAGCAGCACAAAAATAATTTTTATCATCATATACTATAGCTTCATCACAGATTGTATCAAGAATTTCTTCAATTTCGTCTTGTACAGCGAATTTTCTAAGATCCTCCCTCTTTTTTGGATATGATTTATCAAAAATGGATATTGATTTTCTCAAATTAATATCGGTCATTGATAGGTTTGCAAACAGAGCATAGTCATCATATTCTCCTCCTGCTGTATTTCGTGGATCCATTTTCCAACCATACATATCCTCATTAACTCCAATAGCTTTTGAGTTTCTCAAAACCAAATCATCGTACATCATCCCAAAAGACGATAACGATTTTAATGCCTTTGATACGATATTTCTTGCTCCGGAAGATTGCCTTTGAGCATAAACATCATCTCTATTTACAAATCCTGACATATTTTAATTTGTTTTCTAATCTATATATTCAATCACATATTTTATGAGTTTGTACTCATAAAGTTTCCTACTTTTCGAATTTGAACTTTTGTGCTTTTTGTGCAGCTTCCCTTCTCTTCAATAAGGTGGTTTGGTTTGATCTACACCATTTAACATATTCCTCAAAGTTCTTGTAAATATCAAAAAGCTTACCATCCCCTTTCAATTCAGGGAATATAGAAGGAACATCAAACTTGGAGCATTTGTCCCAATGTTCATAAGACATCACTACAGAAGGTGACATTATTTGTGAAGGTAAGTAATTTCTTATTCCCCACGAAAATCCAAATTGATCCATCTTTGATTTCAAAGCGTATAGATCAATAGGTATATTTTTTTGTTCTACTGCATCCCCTGGCTTCTTTCTTATTGCCTCCTCCATCTGCTTTTTGTACATCTTTTTAATCTCTTTCATAATGTATTTTCTTGCAGGTGGTGGATACCAACTCAAATTAATACCCACATTCATGTAACCTGAAGCTGCTGGCATTTTACCTAAAGCCACCACTACAGGATGTTCATCCCAAAATGAGTATTTGTCTTTATGGAAAGGTTGATATTTGAATATGTAAACTTTTCCAGGTTGAAAGAAAGGTTCTTTGTTTTTTGCTACGTCTTTAGCTTTATCATCTTTAAGCTTCTTCAAAAACCATTCATAAACTTGTTTGGGTGAGGCATCTTCTGGGATATCATCACCTTTTTCATTTTCCTCTTCTTCTTGAGAGGTAGCCTTAATTAACTTAAGGATATAAGAAAAAAATTCGACTATACTACTAAACATTCTTACCTTTGAAAAAATCCTCGGTGACAATCATATACTTCCAACCTTTGGCTTTTGCATATTGTTCACCGGCATCTTTTTTGCACATATTTTTAACGTATTCTGTGAATAACCATTGATAAGACTCTATCGCCTTCTTTGTTTTTCTCTTAGGGGGAGCAGGTTTTTGTAATTGGATTTTTGGTTTTACTTCTATTATGAAGGTTTCTCCTGAATTGAGTCTTACTACAAAATCAGGAAAGTATTTGTGGTATTTATTGTCCAATGGACTAAAATAGTTTATATGGAAAGATTCCGAAGACCACCACTGGATCTCCGGATTCCTTTCACAATATATACAAAATTTTCTTTCCCATGAAGATCGATAAATTATAGGTCCTAAACCTTGATACTTTTTACACTCATTGAGTGGAAAGTAGCCTTGAACAAATCCGGACTTTTTCTTCGGTTTGTTACTTTTTATCGAACTCATGTTTCACATTTTATTAGGCAGCAACTTGAGAAAGTCCTCCAGCAGCGATGATCTTAGCAATAGCATCATCTGTGAAAGTCATTGGCTCAGTGTTGTGATCTGCTTCATTAAAAATGTGGTAACCGTCAGTATAACCTGAATAAATCAAGTCAGTTGTAGTTTTACCATCTAAAGTCAATTTGAATTCCTTACCAGGCTTAAGCTCATCAAGAGACTTAACAGCTGGAAGAGTAGGATCTACGTCTTTTGACTTTGCTGGATCGTAACCATTTGCATCATTAGCAGCTTCGTTTACGAATTGCTCGAATGTAGGAATGTGTCTTTTCATTTGTTCTTATTTTTTGTTTATTTTATTTATCTTTATGTTCTAGCTAGAGTATCTACTCCGATAGCATCATCTGTATTTCTTCCACCTTGAACTCCAAAGTTTTGATCTGCTGGAGAAACTGGTGTTAATGTTCCTGTTCCAACCATTCTATTTGGATCTGAAACAACATCTTCTTCTAAAGATTTCCCTTCATTATCAGAAAGTGGTTCAGATCTTAACATCTTATTAACTTCTTGGAAGAAAGGTAATTCTTCAGGTGTTAATTTAGATTTAACGTATTTAGCGATATCCCTCATAACACGTTTTCTTTCAGCGTTTTGCTTTTTAGCTGCATCAGCTCCTCGTTTTCCTTTTGCATACATAGGATCAACATAAGGATATTTCTCTAATTCTCCTAACATATCTGTTAGTTCTGGATCACCATTAAATTTTTCAGCAATTTTATTTGCTTCGGCTTTAAGAGCAGCATATTTTTTATCGCTTCTAACTCTTTCTAATTGATTTGCAACTTTATTTCTCCAATGAGAAAATAAGTATCCGGCAAGTAAAACTCCTCCTCCGGCAAATCCTATACCGACTTTAATTAAATCAGCAGCAAGTATTCCTTTTGTTACTTCCCACCAAGTTAAATCAGCTTCATTTAGAGATTCAGCATCAACTAATTCGTAAGATTCACATACTCTAACAACCCCTTTGTGGTCCCTGTATTGAACCTTACCATTAACTGATTCTTTAGAAACAATAACTCCTGAATATCCATCAAAGGATCTTACAGATTTACCAACTTTTAATTCTTCTCCATCGAATGTAAATGAAGGCCATTGTTCAAAAAGAAATTCCTCGTAAGTTTGTAGGTTTTTCATTTTATATTTGTTTGTTTTTATTCCTCTTCTCCACCCTTTTCGGCAGCTTTAGCTTTTTCTTTCTCCATTTCTTTTTTCTTTTCTGGGGAAACTCCTGCTAAATCGTCTTTAAGTTTTTCTTCACCTTTTTCAACCTTTTCCATGTCTTTATTTGACATTTCGTCGTCTATTGTAAATTTATCCGGCTTTTCATTAGTAAAAATGATATTTCTTGCATAATCAAAAACAAATAAAACTTCACCCTTTTCATTTTTAACTTGATAGCATTTTGCAAATGCATCTTTTTCTATGCTAAGCTTTTTAGGTTTTTCGTTTTGTAATCTCCAAGCAGCCCACCATTTTGGTGTCATTGTATATCTTCTATGTAATGCAGTTGTATCAAAAGATTCAGTAACTGATTCAGTCATAATCTCAGATTTTAACCATTCATAAACATGATCAAGATTAACTTTTGCCGTATTTATGTGAGTTGTTGCCCAATCATGTCCATTATTAAGAAGTTCATCAACTTCCTCTTTGTCCATTTTAAGAATCATACTAGCTAATTCACCTATTCTTTTCAAATTAGAAAAGAACATGTAATTAGATGTTTTTTCTTCATCATCGTCATCATCTTCAGTGACTACCGGATTGTAAACAAATCCTCCGGGATTGTCTATTGAAGTAATGCCCATTTGAGCACTGCTTTCATTAACGAATTCATTATATGATTTTAGCTTCATGATTAAATTGAGTAGATACCTTCGGATTCAGTAGAAGCTTTTCTATCTAAAGAAACTGTACCTTTATATTTTCCTGGATGTAATTTATGCCATCCTTTTGCATATCCATTTTTAGCAATTTGAGTATAAAAAGCAAAAGCGTTTGTAGTCTTTTCTGGTTTGAATCTGTCCCAATATCTAAATAAGTCTAGTATTGCAAATCCTACACAGTCTTCTCGATCCATAGGATCGGTATATTTTAATTTTCTATTAGCTCTTTCGGCAATTAAAATCAGCATTTCTTGAGCTTTTGGAGTCAAAGATTTCTTTTCTAAAGAAATACAAATTTCTTCATAAAGTTCTTTTGGTTTAATGTATCCCATTTCTTCGTTTTCTCTTTTTATGCGATTTACAAATTAAAGTTTAACTGTTACGTATTTCTTAAGAATCTCTAACTTAGCACCTGATTTATCAATACATGTTATTTTTTCATCATCTCCTCTTTTTGTAAAGTCAAGAGCATCAATTTTAACAACATCCCCAACTTTCAAATCCTCAAAAGGTGTATTAATAGTTGCATTTGTATATCCGGGAGTTGATTCATTTACTCTCGATTCTTCAATTTGTTTAACCGAAGTTACCCTTTTTCCCATTTGTTCAGGATCATCAGGACTCGAATAATATAACAAATTAGCTTTGATTAATCGAGAGAAGACTTCATCTTTTACATCATCAAAATTAATTCCTTCGAAATCGGATGACATAATGAATGTATCTTCAACATAAGATGGATCAATCCAACCATATCCGGTTTT